TTAATCAATACTTTTTTAGCTTCACTTTTACTAAGGCCAAATGAGTCTTGTAAATAAGGAGCAGCACCAAACATATTAGTTGCACCAGAAGCTCTTAATGCTTCTAGAAAGTTAAACATGAGTTCTTCGTTTGATTCACCTTTAGCTTCAGTAACTGATTCAGTATATAACCATTCTTGTCTTTTACCTTTCATCTTATATACACCTTCAATCTTAAAAGGTTCGATATCTCTTCGAGTATCTTCTGAAAATGCTTTTGCAAAAAGATCTTTTTCTAATTCAATATAGAATGATGCACCGTGAACTTCACTTGTTGTTTTAGCGTTAGGATATAATTTTTTTACATCCTTCATAGTTGTAGCTTTTTCAATACCTTTTTCGTATTTAGCTTCGTTAACTGCAACCGATTCGTTAGCCATATTATATCTTACATCTTCAAGATAATCATTTATAGTAAAGTCTCCATATTGTTTAACGAATAATTGTGGAACTCTTTTAGCCATTCTTTCCAGAGATTCAAGATAATCTTTAACGTAAGATTTAGGTAATTTACTACCAGGTATTGTTTGTTTTAATGCATCTGATGCATTTCTTAAAGCGGCTTTAGCGGTATTTGCTCTTGCTTCGTATAATTCCATAGCTTCAGTTAAAGATTCTCCAAATATAATTGTATCTCCACCGTTGTTTATTGAGAGTAGATATGTTTCTAATTCACTTCGCTTTTTTTCATTCCATCCTATAGATGATGCAATTTCTGCAGCAACGTATGATAATTCGCCGTTAGCTCTTTTACCTAATTTTTTAACATAATCTTTTATAGCTTGAGTTGCCTTTTTAATATCAGAAGATGAAAGTTTTTCATTAAGTGCTGATTCATCTAATATAGCATGTAGTTCCTTTGGGTCCATATTTACCAATTGAGTTGATATTCCATTAGGTAAAGAAAGAAAGTCCATTTCAGCATATTCTTCTGCTTTATCTGGATCATCAACTAATGTTAATAATAAGTTAACTCGATTATTGATTGATTTTTCATAATCTTTACCGAATTTTCTACGGATTTGAGTTTCAGGGCCTTTATCCCACCATTGTTTATATTTCTTTGCATCGGCTGCTTCATTAATGAAGGTATCGAATTGTTTAACTAGTGCCATTGTATGAATTGTATTTTTATTATATATTTATGTCTATGCTGCTAAATGAGGCGATGTATTAAAACTAGAAATCTGACTTATTGATGGCATTCCTGGCATACGTTCCTCAATTTTTTTAAGGTTAGCTTTAATTTCTTCTTTGATGGTTTCTTTAGTATGATTTCCTTTTTTCATATTTTTCAAATTGATAATAATATCAGGGTATTTTCCAAATGAATCAACTATAAACTGATCATCTTCAGTTATGTTCATTTTTAATTTGCCTCCTTTGTATTTAGGACCCATTGCTTCTTTAATTTTATTGCCATCACAACCGGATGATAAAGCAGCATTATAAAATTCGTGTAGTAACTTAGCTAATTCTTTAAGGTATGTTTTATCTTTTTTCAAATCTTCAACTGCAATTTCTGGAAATTCTTCTGAAGGTTCTCCATAAACTGGAGCATTAACACTACCAACTGTTTCTGTGATATATTCACTAAATTTATAAAACTTAGCTTCATTAACTATTGATTCTTTAATAGTATCTACATATTTAGTTGCAGCCACCATTGCATCATCAATGTTATCAAATTTGCTTTTACCAGGTATTGGTCTTCCACTCTTTGAACCACGAATTTCAATATAACCTTTATAGTTAGAGCCATCTTCTTTATAGGCATCATCTATAATAGCACCATCGCCAAATCCACCTTTAGGTCTTAATACTGGTATCTTACTACCACCACCAAAAAGAGAATCCATCATTATTTCATATTTTCTAGTATCTAATTTGAATTTCTTAAATGTATCAACTAATTGTTTAATATAAACCGAATCTCGCGCTTCATTTAATGATTCCTTAAGATCGAATTCTTTCTTTAATTTCTTCCACGCATCGTTATATTCTTTATCTAACTTTCCACGACCAAGTACTTTTGATAACATAATCTTATTAAGAGAAAGTTGTTCGTATTCTAAAGGTTTATTTCTATTAGCTTTTAATTTTTGTCTTTTCTCAACATCCTTAATTGCAAGTTTAATCTTATTCTCATCTTTGTTAATGTGTTTGAATTCATAGCCTTCAATTACAGATTCCGCAACTCCTAAGATTTCTGATTGATAAAGTTCTAAACCGCTTGTTAATACGTATTTGAAGCTAGATAATGTTTTAGATCTGTTTTTAATAACACCTGTATCTATATTTTTAGACTTACTAACAGCATTTGCATATTTACCAACGCCACCTTTGTGATCTAATTGATATTCAACCTTCTGGCCTTTTTTATAAAGAGGCTTATTAGCTTCGTTTATAAATGTATTATAGTTATTAAAGCTCATCTCGTTTTACGTGTTTTGTTTTGTTTTGTATATAGATCGTATTAAAAGGTATGTTTTGATAGTTTATATATTCTCTTCCTAAAACATCGAACATTCTATTATCGATTGTCTCTGTATAAGTTATTTCATTTATTGATGTAGTACTTCCTGTATCGCATGATGCCATGTTCAAACCAGCATTTGGTAATGCGCTTGTTATGTTTGAGACTGGATATATGTCTTGTTCTATTATTGTATAGTCTGGTGCAATTAAAACTACTGTTGGATAAGCACCTATACCATATAAAGAATTTACTGCATCACCTCCACCATCTATTCCACTAACTGCAGGTAAAAGCCCTCCGTAATCATATTCATATTGAAGAACCTGTGCATCAGTATCTCCAGCATCTATTGAAATATAGAATACTTCACCTGTGTTACATCCATAATCTGAAAATGATTGGTTTATTGTTGGAACCGAAGCTATACAAGGTGGACATGTAGTAAAGAAAAAATCAAGTATTACATACTGACCTCCATTTAGTATAGAGAATAAGTTATATGTTTCTCCATGTACATCAGTTACCGTGAAATCAACTGCGGTTGTTAAGTTTGTTTGTGCATTTGTAGTTAGCACTCCTAATGATAGTATTAATGTTAGTAGTAGTTTTTTCATTTGATTATTTTTTATTCATTGCAGCTCTAAATCGATCGGCAACGCTACTTCCAGAGTTTCCACCACCTTGACCCATAGCTTGTGCCATCATTTTTCTATCTTCTGGTGTCATACTATCTTCCATAGCCTTTAATGCTTTTTTCTGATCTTCAAACTCTTGTATAAGTTCATCATGAGTTTTATTTGCATTAACGTTTCCACCATTCAAAGATTTACCATTCATAAAATCTCTAGCTCCTTGACTCATAGGAGTATCTTTTTTAGGTAGCCAATTTCCGAAAAATGGATGATCCATATTATTGTTGTATTCCGTTTTTTTGTATACCACCAACAACTCTATTTTTAGGTGCTGATTTTCCAGTTCCTGCAGAATTGTTATATGGGAACATATTGTTTAACTGATCCTTTCTTTTATTACAACCACAACCACCTCCAGTTGCTTTATTAACGGCAGCTTTTATACCAGTAGCTGTTGTAAATTTATCTATACTATCTCCTAATCCTCTTGATTTTGGCATATTATCCTACTAATTTTGGTTCACCTCTCATGTTATTTGTAGAAATATGTTTAGATCCTGGTTGTTGAATCTGTGCAACTTGTCCAGCAGAACTAGGATACGCTTCAGGTTCTATATCTCCTAATCTAGTAGAAAGCATTGTAGGTGTTCCATCTTCAGCAACTTCACCTGGATTTCCAGGTCCACCAACCTCAGCAGATACTGCATCAGGATAATGTCCTAAGTCCTTTTGTTTCTTAAAGAAATCTGCAACTGATTTAGCTCCATCAGCAGGTCCTTCATACATTTCATTAACAAAGTCTGCAAACGTTTTTACATTTTTCATAATTAGTTGTATTTTTAATCTTGTTTGTATATTAGCTTATCATCGATAAACTCTTCAATTTCTTCTTTAGTAAAAGTCATTTGATTATATGGATCTACATATGTTTGATCAGAATGATCGTCAAATAGATATTCCTTAGCTGTTTTATCGAATGAGTATACATAGTCTCCGTGCCATTCATCCATTCCAGGTTCATGAATGATATATCGTTCACCGTCTTTCAAATCTCTTATAGACTTAACTACCTTTCCGAAAGATTTTTTATCTAACCAATCAGGAAGAATTTCTTTTCCTTTGAATTTATCTTCGTTTAACGAAGAGAATTCCTTAAAGTTGTGTATATTTTCCATTATCCGTTCATTTGATGTTTTTTAATAGTTTTAAGAGATGTTGCTGAGATATTTGCAACTTCACCTACAGCATAACCATCACCTTCATTTGCAATAAGGTATTGAACTTTAGCTTGATCTCCAGATCCTATAATACCAATAGCTTTTCCAAATGATTTGTAGTAATTACATTTTGGATCTACATCCTCAACAATATCAGCTAATTGAATTTGTCCTTGCCAAGTAGCATGAGTTTCTTCTGAAGGTGCTACATAATCAGGGTCTGGTGTTATTCCGTTTGCTCCAATTTGAGGAACATCGGCTTCTACAACTGCATTTCCTACTGTATGGAATAAACCAGCTCCAACTCCTTGTCCAGGAACTACCGTTGATGAAGTTTCGTAATAATTTTCATCTAGAAAATTGTCGAATTTTTTAATTTCTTTTGCCATCTTATTTGATTATTTTATTTGTTTATTTAATTATATATCTTAACGCCCACCTAAACCTACGGTATTAACGTTAGCTACTTCCTCGGTATCATCTTCTTCCTCATCTTCATTACCACCTAAACGTTTTTTGGTTTTTAATACAAACGGTTTTGACATAGGAGGGTTATCTTGACTACTGCCAGCTAATGCCACCATATTGTCTTCTTTAACCTTTTTAGATTCTGTAACAAACTCATCAAATGTCAAAAAATCAAGTTCATTACTTGATTCTTTAACTGAGTTAGATTCAGGAGCGAAAGTCTTGTACAAATATACAGGATCTTTCTCCTTCATCGATTTCTTTTCTGGATGTTCTTGCTCCCAATTCTCCCAAGGAGACATTCTAGCGCCTTTAGATTTCCAAAAGTCTATGAAATTTTTCCATGTACTATTGAAATGTCGTATGTCCTCTAGATTTTTGTTTTCTTTTCCGAAATTAAGATCATCCATTCCATAGTTTATTATTTTTCTACAGAAGCATCAACCTCTTCTCGAACAACATCGCCAGAATTGCTCTGACTGTTTAGATCGTTTATAAGTGTTAATGCTGAATGTATTTTTGCAGCGTCATCAAAAGTATAAATTCCTTTTGCTTGTGCAATCTGAACTCCTTGAACTAAAACAGAAACTGCTTCACCTAAATTGGTAACTGTTCCTCTTTCTCCATCTAAGTTTGTTGGTCCGTTTGTTGGAGCCGCTGTTGTATTTGTTTCCTTTGTCATGTTTAATTATAGTTTAGTTATTATATGTTATTGATTATAAAAAGTTTCTAAGATACATAGTCTGCTTTTGATGTACCTGCAGTTGGTTGTGTGTTATCATCTGAATCATCTGCTAATGAATCGCACTGTGTAGCAGTTATTACATTTACTGTTATTTGATGGCTACTGTAATTCCATATTTTATATTCTTCGTATTGAAATGCAGAGTTTACCATGAATAGATCTTGTATTGGGAATGTATGATTTGTTTCATCTCCAAGTCCATTATCTGTAAAATTTACTCCGGATGGTATTAAGTTTTGTATACTAAACGATGGTAATGTTATTCCAGCAAGTCTTTGTGAATCTTTTGCGGAAGTTGGCCAGTCAATTTTAAGATATAAAAAATTAGCGTTCAAAGGACCTGATACCGATATAGAACCACCAGCAGGAATGGTATGTTTACAGTAGCAATAATCACATACCTCATCGAACCAAGGACATAATGATAATTCTTTTGCTTTGAATACTGTTTCAGCGTTTTGAACAACAACAAGATCACATCCTATAAATTCTAAGATGTATCTATTGTCACTATTTGTACAGGTTAGTTTAGTAGCCATTAGACATTATTATTTTTATTATATATCCTTTCGCTTTGTGGTTACGTAGGTAGTATCACCTTCAATTCTAACTTCTACCTCTCCGTTAGGATCGGTAGGAACTATTGTTGGATCTGGAGATGATTTTGGAATGTTTGGCGGTTGAACTCCAACATAAACTTCTGTAGCTGCAGAGCCAGCAACTGGAGCTTTAGGTTCTGGAACTTTAGGTTCTGGTTCCGGAATAGGAGTTTTTTGTTGTATGATCTCTTTATGATCTTCTCTAATCTTTTCGATTTTATCTTGAAACGGCTTTTGTTGTTTTACTATTCTTTCTATTTGTTCTTGTTGAACTTTAGCAACGTTTTCATTTAGAATAGGTTCTTCTTTAATAGGTTCTTCTTTAATTGAATCTTCTCTAAGTAAGTCAAAAACTTTTTCTTCTGGAACTGTATCGGTTGTAGTTTCTGGTCTAATATAATCAACCAAAGATTTGATGAATCCTAGTGCAACCACTGGTAACACTGCACCACTAACAATTGCAAGTATTCTCTTTTGTGCTAATGGTTCCATTTCTTCTAAACCAAATAATTCTATCCATCCCATATATGCTTCTAAGTTTACGAATGCATGGTATGAATTTGCCATCATTTGAAAGGCAGTAAGTAATAAAAATAAAGTCCAAACCATAAACCGATTTGTTTTATCTAAAATAATAATAGCGGCTAACGAAGCTGCAGCACCTAATTCAAATCCAATTGCTAATGACCAATTCATCATTCCTTCATGAGCTAAGTCAAAAAACGCAACGGAATTTATCATAGAGATTGTAGCTACTAGGAAATATAAACTACAAAAAATAGTAATTATCCCAAGATGTACTAATTTATTCTTCATATAGTATAATTTTGTTTTATTTATATATTTGTGAATACCAGTTAATAGTTTTAGCAAGGTATACTCTAAACATATTTTTATCAGCTTTCCAATTTAATTCTTCATATAATTTAGTAGGATCTATTGCATATCTAAAATCATGACCAGCACGATCTTTTACAAACGAAACTAATTGCAAAGGATTTTTATGAAGTTTTTTCTCTAACATAATTTCACAGATTGTGTATACAATATCTATATTTGTCATTTCACAATTTCCACCTACATTATAAGTTTCTCCGCTTACTCCTTTATGAAATACTGTATCAATTGCGTTTGCGTGATCTTCTACGTATAACCAATCTCTAACATTTTTTCCTTCACCATAGATAGGAATCTTTTGATTATCCATTATAGATCTAATAACAGTTGGTATGAATTTTTCAGAATGTTGATGCGGTCCATAATTATTAGAACAATTAGTTATAGTAATATCTAAACCAAACGTTCTGTGATATGCTCTCACAAAATGATCTGATGCAGCCTTTGATGCAGAGTATGGAGAGCTTGGATCGTATGGTGTTGTTTCTTGAAACGCAGGATCCTCCATACTTAAATCTCCATAAACCTCATCCGTTGAAACGTGATGAAATCTTCCCTTTGAGTATTTTCTAAAGGCATCTAATAAATTAAGAGTACCTAAAACATTTGTTTCTGCAAATATCAATGGATTCTCTATAGAATTATCTACATGAGATTCTGCTGCTAAATGTATAACATCAGTAAATCTTTCTTTATCAAAAAGTTCTAAAATAGAACCTCTATCTCTAATATCAACTTTATGAAAATTATAGTTAGGCTTTTCTAATAGCCAATCGGTATTTTCTTTATCTGATGCATATGTTAAAGAGTCCAAACCATGAATATCATAGGTTGGATATGTTTTACAAAAATGTGTTATTACATGCGAACCAATAAATCCTGATTCTCCTGTTATTAAGATTTTCTTTTTTATTTCCAAAATAGTTGTATTGATATTATTGATAAAGCTAATAATAGACAAGTAGCTGTCTTATAATTTATTCCTTCACCCTTAAAGAAGTATGTCAATAAAGTAAAAGTAAATATACCAATTGCAAATCCTATAAATCTTGATGGCCATAAAGAACCATCAAAATGATCTACAACGTATCGAGTAGCTTTGATAAACATATATGAAATTGGTATACCTAAACCGATAGACATGATAAGTGGATTTTTATCTACCCACTTCCATACGAACTGTCCGTTTGTTTGAATCCAAATAAGTGATTGTCCTAAAGCTAATAAAACTATTCCCCATATAAGACCGTTCCAATTACTCATCTATTCGATTCTTAATCTCCGATAGACTTACTTTTCCTCTATCTAAATCATCTTCATAAATTAAATACCTATACATTACTTGTTCCATTCTATATTCAACCTCATCTGAAGTTGGTAACGTATTGATAACATTATGAAGAGAATCTACTGTATTATGTAATTCTATGTTTTGTTTTTTAACATCGGTTATCTTTCCTTTAGTACCACATGTTTGAAAGAAACATAATAGTAAAAAGAAAGCCATTGTAGGAATTACATATTTAATAATTTTCTCCATTGCTTACTTGTATTTTTAGTTAAAAAGGAGGAGCTACTATGATTTAGTAAAGTAGCTCCTCTTTATAAGTTATCTAGGCATTTTCATCGCTGCACCATTTACTGGAGCGTTTTCTTCAGCTAGTCTTTGGTAATCGTCAACAGAAATTCCGTGTTTAGCAGCTTCAGCTTCCATCGCTAAATCTCTTAACTCTTGTCTATCTGTATTCATTGCAGCCATTGCAATTGAGAAGTCTTCTGCTAATTCTCTATGCTTGATCGCTAGAGTAAGTCCTTTTCCTGGTTGCTTTTTAATAAAGTGAAAGATCGCTTCCAATAATTCAGGTCTCATAGTAAAACCAACTTTTCCGGTTTTAGATACTTTAGCTTTATCTGTAGATTTTTTCAAATCTTTATAAGTTTCAGATATTGCGTAACACTCATATCCTGTCCATTCTACGTTTGGATAGAATTCGTTCATTAAGTAAGAAACACAATCACTTGATGTTTTTACTCTATATTTACGTTTTGCTAGATCTTCTTGCAATTTTGCAATTTGCGCTTCGACTATTAAGGCTTTCTGATTGTTTTCATCAATACCTTCTACTGTTATCTCGTTTTTTAATTCTACGGGATTGTCCGAATTAGGACCGTTTGGTTCTGTATTCATTTTAATTACTTTTGTGTTTGTTTCGCTCATGTTAATTTTTATTTAGTTATATGATTAAAAAATTGTTTTAGTTTCAAATTTAGTTATATATTACAAAGTATTTATCCACTTTTGTAAGGTTTTTTTAGGTTTCCATCCTAATCTCGTTTCGGTATCAGATTCAAAATACTCGCTAGTAAATCTTTCTCCTTGTCTTTCTGGTATAAATTTCCAATCTCCGAACATATCTGCAACTTCAATTAAAGTTCGATTAATGCCTGATCTTAAATGCCATTCATGATTTGCATCGATGAAAGTTGTTAAATAAACACCTTCAACAACATCTTGTACGTGTGTAAAATCTCGGCTTTGATTTCCTGGAGATACTACCGTACATTTTTTTCCATCGTTACGTTGTTGTTCAAATATACCTATAACCGTTGCATATTCACCACTTGATATTTGACCAGGTCCATATACGTTAAAGAAATAACATATCTCGTATTCTAAATTGTACCATTGATGATAGTTCTTAATAAGTTCTACCATTTTTGATTTCATCCAAGCGTATGGAGAAAGGTTTTCATCTTTTCCATTATTACCAAATTTAGATGATGACGCTGAATAAATTAGTTTTGCATTCCATTTACGACATAGATCTAAAATAATAGGAGTTCCGCTAAGAATAGATTTTTGTACAATTTCAATATCCTTAAATGATTGCACAATTCTAGAGTACTCTCCGAAGTGATAAACAACATCGAATGTATAATCTTTTAATAATTCTTTTGCATCACAAGTAGATCCTTCAATGTATTCTACACCATCAATATGATTTGATTTGGTGCCAGTAAAATAATTATCTAAACAAACGATATCATTGTGACCTAATTCCAGAAGATATTTAATAAGATTGGTACCAACGAAACCACAGCCACCGGTTACAAGAATTTTAGTCATATTTAATGTGTTTATTTAGATATTATATGAATTAAAGTATAAAAAGTTTCCAACAGAATGAGAGGGTTGATTTCTGAATTGATTTCTGTAGTGGTTTGCTGTAATCATTCTTTGAGGAAACTTATACTTTTAATTTATCGCTTATTGGATTGTATCTTTCTGAATTTATTGTATCTAACATTATTTGTTCAGGATGTTCTATTTCACCGTTAAGTATTGATTTAAGAATTGAAGGACTGAATCCACTTACTAATGCAGTATTTTCAGTATCAGCTTTTGAAGGAACATTACCTGATCTTCCATTCACATTCCAAAATATAACTCCTGGCATTTCAAAACCAGCTTTATTATATAGGTCTTTCATCAATTGTAACGCTGTTGAATTCCATTCAGGAGTATGCTCTTCGCTCCATCCAGAGTTACTATCGATTGCTGCATCAAATTCCATATCAGAAATGATGAGTAATTTTGTAGGCATTTCTTCTTCATCTAAATCCATAGAGACCGCATTATTTAGAAGCATTTTGAAGGTAGCCTCTATATTTGTATTCATATCCCAATCGGCTCTTGATAATTGTTTAGTTCTTTCATAAACATTACCTTTAAGATATTGCATTTTAGGAGATTGCGAGAACGTTACAAAAGCATCTTTGAAAATTCCTTCATTCCTTTCTGAAATATACAATCCTAAAGAAACTGAAACTTCTAATGGAGTTCCATCCATAGAACCGCTGGTATCACAAACAGGAAGTAATCTTTCATTAGATCCTTCCATATAATTAGGAAGTGCGTTCCATTGCTCTGTTATCGCATCGCTAGATTCTTCACCATGCAAGTATGGTCTTATAATATCATGTGGAAATATGGCTCCTGCATTGATTTTTTCTTTACCTTCCTTAACGTCAGATAAAAATGCGGTAAACCTAGATTCATCATTTTTTGTAAAGGCTCTGTGATACTTTGCAAAGGCTTTTGAAGGTACTTTCTTATATTCTATTTTATCAAATTCTTTAGCACATAGTTTTTGTTCAACCACGTTAGTTAAGTTAACAATAAGTTTTCTATATTCTTTTGGTGTTAGGCCTAAAGATTTTCTAATTATGTTTGCAAAGATTCCTTTTCTTGGCATCCATTTTGCGCAAAGAGAATCTCCCGCCTGTAACGCGTTTTTAATTATCTGAATAGCATCTTGTTTGTTGCAATAAAATAGATCATCGTATCTTCCATATTCCGGAACTAACGTCGAAAGTTTAGTCATTGTCTTTGGATCATAGTCAGATAACCATGTTGTACATATTCTAAAGAACCTTCTTTCACCAGCACCACCTCGTATATCTCTTGCCCAAAATAAAATTTTGAGTGCCAATTCTGAGTTTTCTGCATAGGCACCTACAAAGAGTTGTTCTATATCAGTTTTGTTCATATTCCGTGAACTACCTGCTATAAAGAATAAATCTAAGCATTTGTTAAAGCTAGTAGAATGAGTAGCCATTCCGTTATCGGTTTGGTTATCTTTAGTAAGTGTTGCTTTTACGAGGTTGCTCATTGTGTTAGGTTTTTAATAATTAAATTCGGAATACTATTTTTATTATAGTTAAATAGTGGTTTGCTGTATGTATTCGTTCAATTTAATTAAGAGTTATTCATTATTATTATATGAGGTACTTGTATAAAAGTTTCAACTATTTTTTGGATATTTTGCAATTTTTATGGAAGTATGAAATAAGATCTTCGTCGATATTTTCTTCGTACTTATTGATATGTAATTTATTTATTGCTACAATCAATCCATCACCAGAATAAGATTCATTTACGCTATGTTGTACTAGTATTTGAAAATTATTATCTTCCAAAAAGCTTTGGCAATATGGATGTACTCCTCCGTGAGTTGATATAATGAAATATCCAATCTTTGGTAAAACTGGAATTGATTTTTTAAGTAAATGAGATTCAGCTCCTTGAATATCAGAATGTACAACATCTACAAATATATCTCGGTCCTCCATTAATTTTTGTAATGGATATCCAGGCATTTTATATTTTTTATTATCCCAATTAGTAAATTCCATATCTGGTCTAAATACTTCCGTAACACAACCTTGTATGAATTCCATATTTTCACATTCATTAAGTTTGCTATTTGCAATACCACCATCTAAGTTTTCTCTAACAGGTTCCATACATAAGTTATATGAATCTTTAATCTTTTTGTTAAACCACATAGAATAGTAAGCCCAATGGCAACCAAGTTCTATCATATTTGCCTTTTCTGGCATAGTTTCTAAAATATGATAAAAGCATAATTCTTCCTGTGGTTCGTGATGTCCCTTAAGCTTAGATATTATGGTGTTCATCCATGGTGAATGATAAGTATCCCATTTTATCTTAAGGCCATTATGCATATATTGATATTTAGTATTATTTGTAGTTTCTATAATACCTGCTTTATCGTGCTTCGGTAAAGTATCGCAATCCCTACACGATGTCGTTAAATTTACTCTATTGTTCATAATTTATTCTTTAATATAAACATTATCTATACCTACGGTTTCAACAAATCGATAACCATTAGATTCTAGCAATTCATTTATACTTTCGATATTGCCATATTGATTATCTTCAATGAGGAATACTCGTATATTGAATTTATCAAAATCAAATTTACGTAGTATTTTATATTCAGAACCTTCAGTATCCAATGAGCAAAAATCTATATCGTATAGTTTATGTTTTTCTAAAACATTTGTTAGTAAATCTACGTTAACATCTACTAAATAACTTCCACCGCATGCAGGGTTTTGAATTTCTTGACTTATTCTATTCTTATGTTGTTGGTCGTAATCTTCTGTTAGTCCACTCAATCCTCTACCATATCCTGATATATCAGTAAATTCTGTAGTTCCTTTATAATCAGAAAGAGCTACGTTTTCGGTTAAACATTTTCTATTAGATGTTAACTCTAAATATCTTGCTGGGCTTGGCTCTATACAAAGTCCAGTCCATCCTAAGTTTTCATAAAATAAAGTATTGCTATATTGAACACCATCATCGGCACCGATCTCAATAAATACTCCGTCTTTTTTATTACTAAAGTATTTGTCAAATAACCATTTATCTTGTTGATATTGGCTATAAAATTTGTTTGTATTTTCCATATTTAATTATTGTTTAATATATATTCTTCCTCGTATATGATCGACGTTTGCCTCAAACCATTCAATAGTTTCTTTAAGACCATCATATAAATTAGTAAATTCAAAATCCGGAAGTAAAGATTTTATTTTTGAGTTATCACTAGGTTTTCTAAACTGTCCATCAGGTTTATCATCTTCCCATATTACTTCACCTTTGAAATTCATTAAATCTATAATAGTTTCAACTACAAATTTTATTGAATGTTCTTTAGATGTTGATAATATAATTGGATCCTCTCCTTCATAATTTTCTATTATCCATTCTGTTAGTTTTGCAACGTCTTTACTAAATATAAATTCTCGTAAAGGTTTTCCAGAACCCCATATTTTGAATGGAGATTTTGTTTCTCTTGCAATATAACATTTGTGAATTAACGAAGGTATTACATGGCCATTTTCTAAATCAAAGTTATCATTAGGTCCATATATATTTGTAGGTATAACTCCGGTATAGTTCAAACCATATTGTTCTCTATACGCTCGTATTTGAACTTCTGCCATACGTTTAGCATATGCATATGCATCGTTAGAATTATGTGGTGGTCCTAAATGAATCTTTGACTCGGTTAAAGGATATTCTACGTCGTTAGGAAATACACAAGTTGATAAGAATGCAACTAATTTTTTAACTCCAAACTTTCTAGCTGATTCTATAACATTTGTATTCATCATAATGTTATCATAGAAAAATTCTCCTTTATAATTCATGTTAGCGCCAAGTCCACCAACCTTAGCTGCACAATGAATTATATTTAATGGCTTATGTACATCCATCATTTTATTTACTTCGTCTACATTTCTTAAGTCATAAGATTTAGAACTTAATAATACAGTGTTTTCTGATCCTTCAAACTGTGATCCAACTAATCCACTTCCTCCAGTAACAATTGTTTTATTTTTCATCTTCATAATAATTTAACCAATACGTAATCATTTCATCTAACATAGATTCAAATGTATATGTACGTTTCCATCCTAGATCCTTTTCTGCTTTTGAGCAATCTCCCTTTAAGAATTTTAGCTCTTCAGATCTTAAAAATCTTTCATCTAGTTTTACGTGTTCTTCTATATTTAATTCTAGTTTGTTAAAAACATATTCTACTAAATCTTTTACCGTATGTGATATTCCAGTTGAACAAACAAAATCATCTGGTTTATCATGTTGTAGCATTAACCACATTGCATAAACATAATCTTTAGCATGACCCCAATCTCGACTAGAATCTAAGTTTCCTAATTTTAATTCATTTGTTAGACCTTTATAAATTCTAACTGCTTCCTTACATACTTTATTTGTAACGAAATTAGTTCCTCTACGTGGTGATTCGTGATTAAAAAGTATTCCATTAGAAACAAAGATATGATGAGCATTTCTATAATTTCTACATATATTATATCCGTAAACTTTTGCACATCCATAAGGACTAACTGGATTCAATGGAGTTGTTTCTCGTTGGTATCCATCTTCGTCTATATTATTACCGAACATTTCAGAACTACTTGCTTGATACATTTTAGCATCTGGGCACATAAGACGTATAGATTCTAGTAAATTAAGAGTACCGGTTGCTATTGAATGCGTTGTGTAAATAGGCTGATCAAAACTAATTCTTACATGTGATTGGGCTGCTAAATTATAGATTTCATGAGGATTGCACAATTGAAGAACCCTACACAAAGAAGACATATCTAACATATCTCCATACTCTAAAGTTAGTTTGTTTTTAGATCGTAAAGTTTCTATTCTTGTTGATTGAGTTTCTGCTACTGAGTTTCTTTTAAGAATACCCCATACTTCATATCCTTTTTCGACTAATAATTCCGCTAGATAAGAACCATCTTGGCCATTAATTCCTGTGATTAAAGCCCTTTTCTTTTCTATCCGATTGTCTTTTCTATTACTGGCCATATATTATATTTGTTAATTACTAAATCTCTTGCTTCTAATAAAGCTTTAATATGTTTTTCTTCTATCGGTTTGTTTAGAATTTCTTGAATTTCTTGAGGGTTACTCATTTCTACTAAATAAAATGAATCTTCTGGAAAATAATCACCGATGTTTGGACATCCCCAGTAAATAGGCATAGTTAAATGTAAATAGCAATCATTTATCTTCTCTGTAAAATAATTTTGTTGTTGTGAATTTTCAATAGCTATAGAATACCGATAATCTTCAATAGCTTCATTTTTATATTTTTGATGTAACGGCTTATAATTATCTCCAAATACTTGTTCCATAATATCTGGTCCATACATGTCAATAGTTCCTGGATTTTGTTGTGCAGCTTCATATAAGAATTTATTCCTATGAGTCCATTTCGGCGACGAGATTGTACTTGCATTTTTTGATTTATGTATATATGGTTTGTCTACTATCTCATCAAGAGAAGTGGATAAGAATTGCCAAGTGGATACATGAAAGCCATTATCTTTATAGTCAAAAACTCTTTTAATATCTTGCATAGGAGAAAATGGTTGAACAAAATCTGGTTCTCTACGAAATTGTATTATTCTATCTTTAGGAAAATTATATTCTAAGTCTTGGCCACATGAGCTTAAAACTATTAGATAATCTGCTTTAGCAATATCATCAACTCCTTCTATATTATTCCAAATACCTGAACTGTTCGGAGTTTGTTTTTTATAAGCTTCTAATAAGTCATTTGGTGATTGTCCCCAATTACATGAAAATGCTATCTTAATCATTTATTTAGAATTTATAGTTAAACATTTCAATATCATCTTTATACATTTCTCCGACTAAAAGTCTAGTCTCATCATTATAATAATCTCTATAATTCGATGTTCTTGTTGATGTATTTACTTTATCTAAATCTAGTGGTTCATTACCGGTTTTAACTAGTAGTTCGTTTAATTCTTCATCTAAATTTTCCATTCGTAAAACATGATCCATTTTTAGATTCTTGTCATCGTCACAAATCCACATCCATTGTGGCCACCATCCTTGATGTCTTAAACTTCGTGGATGTTCTGCTAGTATTTTAATACATTCTTCAAATGTTTTATCTTTCAAGAATTTGTAATCTAAATGCATTCCTTCTTTAGAATCACCTTTAGATGAATGCCAGTAGCTCTCTTCCATTTTTGCATATTCGTAACATGATACTACTCTATCCCAAGGATTTCTAACAATAGAAAACTTAGTTAAATTTTCATCATAAAATTCTGGATGTGCTGACCAATGATAATGTCCAGGAGGTGTCATATTTAATTGATCTACTACTGATGTGCCTGCATTCTTAGGAATGTGCACAAAAAATAACTTGTGTTGTTGTGATACTGGCATATTATGTATGTATTAGTTTAACCATTCAAAGGTCTTTATATATTCTTTTAATTGCTCTTTTTTCATACTTGCAACTTTATTAAATTCTATTTCATTTTGTTTTGTATGTTCAGAAAACCAACCGTTATGATCTCGGCTATGAGACATATGATAGCAATTACCAGGAACTCTACCGATTCTATATTCTAATATATTTATTCTTGCCATCCGTTCGTTATCTGCGAATCCCCATGAAATTTGTTTTTCATTTTCTAAACCAGCCTCATAGTATTTTTGCTTATCAAAAAATATACAGCCACCACATGATTGTGGATGCAATACTTGACATTCACTTACATTTATATCTGTAATTGTATCGTTTTCAATATGATGGAATTGACTAGGTTTAACATCTACAAAAGGACCACCGTATGGAAATACTACATCGAAAGATTTAGATCTAATCGCTTCAACGGCAGATAGTATAGCATCTGGATTGAATATACAATCTACATCATAATTAGCAATAATAGGAGTGGTTGCTTCCTTTGTCATATCGTTTAGTATCTTTGTGTACTTAAATATACCAGTCTTATCTTCATCAAACATATATTTAATTTTTGATGATACTGTTTTTACGTAATCTTTGTTAGATACTTTATCATTTTCACAAACGATTATGTTAGTGTCAAAATGTCTTTCTATAAAATTTACACATATTCTTAAGTTCCTTTTCCTATCTTCTGAATCTAATTTAAGAGGTATAACGAACGTAACATCCTGTAAATTTCTTTTGTTGTTAATCATATAAAGGTTTTATTTAATTATTATGATAAGTCTCGTGATATTGTTTCACTAAAGTATGAAACATTTCAAAGTATTTTTTTATATCTTGTTGATTTCCTTTGAATACTTGAGGTTCATCAAATAAATCGTTAGCTATCCAAATCTCATAGCCATCAGGCATTTCACCATAACGATCATAATAAGCTACTGAATATGCAGCTCCTTGCATTTTATAGTTTTCTATCCATTCTTCCTTTTTAGGTTTTTTAGAACTTTTGTAATCTATAATTTTAAGTTTTCCGTTAATTCTCGCAGCTTTATCTAATCTTCCTGCATAACCTCCTCCACGTCCTGACCAAACTGCTTCTTCTTGTAATTCTAATTTTTCTACATTATTAAATAAGCCTGCATTTAACATCTTCATAAAAAGGTTTTTGCCTAATTCCATATTCTCAGGGCTAATCTCGGATACTATAGGATTGGCTAGGACATCATTGAATGTTTTCTTTAATATACCATTAGTGTCTTTTTCATTCACTAAGAGGTACTGATAACGCTCATTTAATTCATGCATAAAAGTACCTCTATCGCAACTATTTTTAGAAATTTCATTAGCCTTTTTTTCACCAACACGTTTTTTCCATTTTTCGATTCCTGACTTATCTGTCATTTCTCCTAGGATAGTTGTTACTGATGGTAATTGTATATCATCGCTGACGATATAATATCTGCCCTTTCCGTTAGGACCTGTAGTAGTTTTCATTTATTAAAGTATTGAAGTGATGTGTTCTATGATAGAAGAACCTGTAGTATTTAACACAATTGCATTTATAGATAATATAATAAGATAGTAAATAGCTAACTTAGCAATATATTTAAGCGATTCTATTATTGATAAACTCTCTTTATTAGTATCTAAAACCAATAGGTATGCAAACGCATCTTTAACATCGGTGATAAGCTCAAATCTTGGATAAACAATTTCGCTTATTCCGACTTTAAGAAACAATTCTTCTAATTTTCTTAATTCGTCGATTAGATATGTTTGTCTAGAGTTTTCAAATTCTTTAGGATACATTTCTTCTGGTATATTGATAACCGTATAAATTCTAAATATCTTATCAAATCTAAGTTCTGGTTTATTTTTCTTAAATAATTTTAGAATACCAGGTTCTTTAGATAGTTGCCTTACCGTTAGAAATTCAGTTAATGCTACATATAAATCTTGTGGCCAATCGATTGGTTTAATTAACCAGCCAAAAAATTCTGAAAAGATGTTGTTATTTTGTTTTGCCATTTTCGTTTTAATTTAAGTTATATATTTCGGTACGTTTGTAGTCCTGATTGTAAAATTCGTTTACCTCGTGAAATACGATTTTTAATAGTATGTAAAGGTAATTTATGTCTTTTAGATATTTCGTTATATTTCATTTCGTTTACTAAACGATCTCTCACGATATCTCTATATAATGGATCAAGATTATCGATTGCTTCGTTAATCGCTTCTCCCATTTTTTGTTCTTCCTTTTCTTTTTCTTCTCTGGTTAAGAAATCATCTTCGATTAAATTAGGATCTGTATTATTATACATTATTTTCTCACTACCAGCAGTGCCATTTTCGTAATATGTATCGAATACCGAGAACGCTGTTGTTGCTTTTCGTTTTTTTCTCCTTAGATGCATTATCGCTTCATGGTATGCTATTCGATATATCCATGTTGAAATATGATATTCCGGTTTATATTGTTCGATTTTGTTATAAACGATAGACATTGTCATTGAAAATAAATCATCGGCAATTGGTCGATCTTTAACGATCTGGTTTATGTAGTTTGATAATCCTGGTTTTAATCGATTGTATAAATCGTTAAATGTTTTTTCTGATTTTGTTTCGGCGAATTCCAAACCTAATGTTTTTAATGTCATACTGTTTTTGTTTTTGTTTTTATTGTTTTTATTATTATAATATAAATATAATAAAAATAAGTGGTATAAAAAAACTTTTGATCACTTATTTTTCATTTATTTTTCAAAAGTTATTAACAATTGTTACTTTGATTCCTCTACCATCTCTAATACCTCTTTTAATGAATCTAATGATACTGGAGATAAACTCCATAGATCACAATTTGCATTAAATCTATTCTCTTTCAATAAATTAGCCTTAAATCTTTTATCTCCTCCATGTATATGCAAAATACTGTATGGTTTTCCTGGCCAGGTTCGTAAAGGCCATGGTGATAAAACACATTCTAATGATTCTATTACTTGTATGCCAACATCCAATATATAAGCATTTTCAAACATTTCAAAAGATTCTTTAGCGGCTTCATCGTAAGTAGATGGCATTAAATTTATTACTCCGTTTAAGTTCATTAATGCATGTTCAGAAGAAACAATATCCCAAGCAAAATTTCCTAAGTGATAAACAATATCCGTAGGTTTAACTTTTTCGTTCCAACGCTTTATTAGTTCTGTTTGCATCTCTTCGCTGTTTGCAAATCCACGATCTTTAGCTTTAGAAGATCTTCCAAAAAATGTATCTGAGGTTACATATATCATCGTTGCCATCTTTTACCTTTTCTATATTCTGCTGGGTGTAATCTACACTGAGCATCGTAAAAACAACGTTCCCTTCCGCTTCCATCCTTTAGGGTATATGTGTTAGAATCTGGATGGTATTTATCTCCTTTGATGTGACATGATTTCAAATAAAATTTGGCCGTGGTTTTGAAACCAGCGACCATAACTCTTTTGCCAATATGCTCTTCCGTCAATACGGACTGTCTTCTTATATTATCGTAGATAGTATAAGAAAACCCTGAATGAGATTGAGAAATCTCAGTTGTGAAATGTTCTTTTGCCATTAAATAGACTTTACCTGTTATTAACTTTATTACTAATTATTATATGAAAAACTCTCTAAAGAGTTTCATAAATTATATATACTATTACGTTTTTTAGAACTTAACACTTTCACCTCCTTGTCCAGAAGATTTTACTGTAAGTGTTTTTGAAGCTATTTCTCCAGCCAATCCTCGAATAGCACCTTTAAGCGCTGCAGCTATTACTGTTGCACTAGCACCTCCACCTTTATCTTTCTTCTGGAATGGGTTCTGTACTTTATAGTCTGTACCTGGGATTGGGATTCCACCACCACTATCTTCTCCAGGTAATCCACCACCTCCACCGCCTTGTGCAGCCATCATAATTTCTATAATAGTCATTATCTTTTCTGCAAGTAATTCAAATCCTCGTTCGATTCCATTACCTAAGTTTCTACCCATTTGATCCATACTATAACTACGTTTACTAATTGCAGCTAAGGACATCATTAAGGAATCAACCATTTGTAATTTATCAGCATCAAAACTATTCACAGCCACTGCATATTTTTGCATTCCGTCTGCTGTAGAATTCATACCTTTAGCAATTAACTCCCAACTCTTCGCTCCTTGTACTAACTTAGTAGCATTTTTAGTAAATTTACCGAATAATCTAGATTGTTGATAAAGACCTCTATACTTTCTAGGGTTAAACATCATTTGTATAGCCTCAAACCAACTGATGAATGAGTCTGTTATTTTAGCGGTTACTCCAACCTTTTTCCAATCAGCAAATGCTTTTGAAATAATTGTTAAGTTTTTAGCAACCTTAGGAATATGAGTATATGCAACTTTCATAGTTAAAATTCCTAACGCAATCATAGTTCCAATCCATTGGAATTGAGAAACAGTATATGTTAACATTTGCATTGTTATTCTTAGCGGTACTCTATGATCTATAAAGTTTAAGAATGACTTTTTGAATCCTTTAGTTACACTCGTAAGTTTGAATAAAATGATAGGAATATGTTTATATAAAATTATTAAATGAGCTTGGAATCTAGCCACCAATCTTGCAGATTTTATAAATGTGTTTACTACCATCATCCATGAAGTTGTAAGAATCCACGAGACTCTAACTAATCCAGGATCAACTCCTATTTTTATTACTTTATTAAATTCTTTTGCAATTTGTTGCAGTGATTTTAACATTTTAGGAGTCTCTTCGTATAAAACTGGTAATTGTTCTCTAGCGAATCCCATTTGCCACGCAGATCTAACTAATGCGGTTATTGTAAATTTCCAACAAAGCATAAGGATTGCCATTGGTTTTAACATAGTTGGATCTATTCCTACCTTCATTGCTTTACTAAATCCTTTTGCTATATCTACTAAAGCAATTGAAATCTTAGGTGCATGTTCATAAACCAACTTCATTTTTTTCTCATTTCCACTGATCATCATTGCTGCGTATGTAATTCCACTAACAGATGTTGTTATAATAGATCTAATAGATTCTCCAGCTTTACCGAGGCCTCCTTGAGTTATTGTCGTTACTCCTGTTATTACTATCTTTCCTCTCTTTACTCCGTATGTTGGGAAAGTTAAATTAGCCATTGATTGGATTCCTTTAGCTAAAGATACCATAACATCTCCTGCACCTGAAACCGCTTCAATACCTTTTTGAGTATAATTATTAGCAAAGAACCAAGTTCCTTTTGCCTGAGCCTCACCAACATCACCAAATATACCAGCAGCTACATTTATAATTTTTCTCATATTTTTGGTTGCTTTATTAAAGTCTGAATTAGTCATTGTTTTTCTACTAATCTCCTTTAACTCTAATACACCATCTTTATTCTTTACCATACCATATTGAGAAACTGTAAGGTTTGCAAAGTTTTTCAATCCTATAGATAATTGTGATATTATCTGACCGGAACCAGCTAAAGCAGCTACACCCTTTTTAGTATAGTTATTCTTAAAGAACCATCCACCTTCAGATTCAGCTTTACCAACTGCTGCGAACACATCTGCTACGTTAGAAACAACTCTTCTTATATTATTTGTTGCACTAGTAAAGTCTCCTTCCGACATAGGAGTTCGACTTATTTCAACCATTTCCATTTTTCCATCAACTTCTTTCATCTCCCATTGTGAAATAGTTAAGTTTGCAAAATCTTTAACTCCTTTCGCTAAACCAACTAATACATCTCCAGCACCTTGAAGGGATCTAACACCTCGTTTTATTAAACCGCCACCGAATACTGCGTCATAAAGAGGATTTCCACTAGATTCACCTTTATCTAATTTTCCAACGAATGCAAAAGGTTCTGCAATAGAACTAATAACTTTTGCCATTCCATAAGCAGCTTTATCAAAGTCTGCTTCACTCATTGGTCTTTTTTCTACTACAACTAATTCACCCTTTTCTTCATTGTACTCATAAATAGGTACACTTAGATTAGCGAATGCTTGTATACCTGAAGCTAAACTAGCCAACGTATTTCCAGCTCTACTCAAAGCTAATGTACCCATGTATAGATCCCACGGATTCACCCATATACCCATTTTAGCTTGACGTTCTTTATCACCAACTAAACCAAACGCACTGATTATAGAACCCATTACAAATTCTAAATTCTTAGAATCTTTTTTACCGAAGTTTGCCTTTTTGAAAATAAGTAAAGCTATAGATATTGGTAATAAAGCTGCGGCTGCTAGTAAATAAGCAGGTATTGCAATAAACATAAATGCAGTTCTTGCCGCTAATTTAGCTGCGAACTTAATACTAGATAATATACCTCCAGGCATTTCACCACCTAAGAAACCTGTTATTACAGATCCAAGTGCATCTTTAAGATTTGTTCCGTCTTTTTTATTCCAATTAGTTTTCTTAAATATAGCTAATGCACCAGCAATAATTATTAATGGTACCGCAGCTAATATCATAACTGCTGATCCTAATGCGATAAATCCTGCAACTACTGGAATTCCAGCAAGTGCCATAACAACTCCAAGACCTAAAACAAGAGCACCAACCATAGCGATATCCATCCATGTTATATTAGCAGATTTCCATATTGCCATTGCAATTGCTAATAGAATAATAGGTATTGCAGATAATATCATAGCTCCGGCACCCATTCCTATATTTTGTTTGAACATTCCTGCTACATAAAAGGCTACTGCAAATCCTACTACCATAACTCCAATTTTAGCTAGAGACTCCCATGAAATTAGAGGTCCAACAAATGCAACCACTAACGCTAATAGTAATATAGAAAGAGTTAATCCAATCATTAACATTAAACCAGCCTTAGCTCTTTTAGAACTAAGCATTTTCAATCCTAAACTTAGGATCCATATTGCTAATGCAAATACTACAGCTCCAAGAAGTATAGGAATAATCATTTTAGAAACAATAAACATTGCTAATGCAAAGAGAATAATTCCTAACGCAAGTTTAAGAATAGAATTCATTGCTCTTATATTTTTTCTTGCATTCTTTCCACTTACACCTAAGACAAGCATTAATAATCTAATTGTAAGTCCAAAGACTAATACTCCAATGGCTACAAACGGTGCAACCAAAATGTATAACATCATGGCAAGTGAGAATAGAAGAACACCTTTAGCTAATCCCATAATTGCTTTAAGACCATCAGTTGATTTTTTATTCTGAGCTTTTGCTGTACCCATAGCCCATATCAAGACTCGTATAGTCAATCCGAATAACAACGCTCCAATAGGAGCTAATAATAAAAATGGAATAGCTACCACCATTGATATAGCAAATATCAAAACATATTTACCTAATGCTGATATTAACGTAGAAAACGCTTCTGCATCCTTTCTATCAACCTCTTCAAAGAAGTTTTTAATTCCTTCTCCTATATTAGTTAATAAATTCTTAAGATTTTTAGATGCTTTAGGAGACATTTTCTCGGCAGCTTTTACTAAAGATGAAATTCCTTTAGCCATATTGCCAAAGAACTTAGAAAATTCTTTCCATTCTGAGGCACCTACAACACCCGTACTTGACATTCCAGCTAAGTCAGTTTCTAATTTCTGTGATCTTTCAGCACCTGCATCCAACTTGGCGTCTATTGATTCTAAGACGCCAAGGATTGCATTGTTGATATTCTTAGGCTGAGCCATTCATTGTTACTATATTTTTAATACTAGTTTTACATTTTCGGCATCGAAGGGAATGAAGGTGACGCCATTGAAGGCATCGATCCGGATGACATATTACCTAAATTAGGCATATTTGGCATCATAGATTTGGACTTACTCATCATATCTGACTTTTGTTCCTTTGCATTTTCACTTTCTCCTTCTTCTGCTTCTTTCTTTTTCTCTAGTATATCTATTAAGTTCTGAATTATATATTCAAGTTCATAATAAGGCATTTCCATTATTTCACTTGGCTGTAACCTTAAGTGATATAACATTTGTACCTCAGTCTTAAAGAAGTTCTCCAGCGAGATCTGAAACAACGAAAAGAGACTTGATTCCTCTGGGAAATGATATTGGTGCGGAGATCTCCGCTCCACAAGTCGTACACGCCGTATGTACATTTTCATTTACACCTACTCTAATTAAATCAACTACTTGAAAAAATGTAGAGTATTTGGTAGCATCCCATCGTTTGAATTCCAATTCTAATTCTTGAATCTTATCTGCATTAAATCCTCTCCATTCATGACATATGTATGGAAGAATCTTTATAAATCCTTGATCTAATCTTTTTCTCTGACCAGGAGTTTGAGTTTTTTCTTGAATGTATTTAGTAATAGTTCTCATTATACCAATCGTTGGAGGCTTAATTTTTAATTCTCCTGAACTCTTAGTTTGTATATTAAATACCTTTTCATCAAAATCAAAGTATTTCATAATTTTATCGTCGATCTTTCCAGGTCTTAGATTCTCATTACAAAATTCTACTCCGTTTGCAGAACCACAATCATCACATTCCATAGGAATGTTTAATTTGTTTTCACCCTTTACGAATGTTAATTCTCTAACAGATAAAACTACGAAGATTCTATCCTCTTCACAAAGATCCTTAAAATTAGAAATTTTCTTTGGTATATTCATATTTACACATGAAGACATGATATGATTCATCGCTTCATCAATCGAAAACGGATCATCGTCTTGTACTATCGAAAATTGTCTAATCTCTTTAACGGTAGCAGGTCTTACAGAAACCTTAGTTCCATCTGGATAAAATACTCCTCTTGATGGAAATGTTGCAGGATCTAAGTTATGCCAACCCATTTTGAATTCATCACCCTTTTCTTCGTTTTTCTTTTGCCAATCAGCGCTTTTACCTAACGACAGTTCTTTTACTTCACCTACATCGGTATCATCAACTTTTGATTTTTCTTTTGCAGCCTGATCAAAAAGTCCACTATCTGTCTCTCTTTTCTCGAGATCCTTTTTAGCAGCCTCTTCAAAATTGTTTTCTTTTTCTTTACTCATTTTTTAAGTTTTTAGTTTGGTTTGTTTTTGAATACTCTCTTAAGATACTTTGGACATGTTTATTTACGAACGATGTCTGTTTGCCTTCATAGCTAGCAATGTGATGTAAAATTAAATCTCTTACATACGTTGAAGTTGGTATCATCTTTCCTTCATGCATTGCAGCAGACGTAATAATTCTATTTAATTTTTTTTCATCATCACCAGATATAAGGACTTGAATTTTTTTGTCCTTTGCCATAGTTAAATGATTTTTTTGTAATAACATATTATTGTAGTATTAGATTATATATCTAATGGCCGTCCAGCAATTATAGTGCATAAAGTTGACTTTTTGTAATGAGTATTTATATGAGTGGAGTTTAGTTAGATCATCTACCACAACAAGAGAATCCGTAAAAACACAAAAAGATCCCACAAATAAATGTGAGATCTTTTCTGGGATGTATAAGGGTGAAAAGTATTCGTAAGCTTTATACCATATCTTCTGACCACCAATCGGCTCTCCAAGTCATTTCAAGCTCAGCAGGTTCTGCCGTATCGTAATTCAGCTCAGCTGCCGCAGCTAATTCGGAACCAGTTGGGAAGCAACTGTAAAAAGTTCTTTGCCAGAATATATCGCCGGCTCTATTATAGTTTGAAACTACTATCGTTCCAACATAGTCCTTTTTCAATCCTTGTTCACCCGTTAAGTTATTATAGATTAGTCTGTTCCAATCTCTTAAAGTTTTGTAAACGTATAATTCGTTCGCATCATTTAAGTTAAGGGTAAAACCGATCGCTAAGTCAACAGTTGTTGAGTCTGGAGCAGATTTTGCGTATGATCTAGTTGCAAATTTATATTTTTGTTCTACAACGGCTTCCATTTTCTCATTAGTTAGTCCTCCAATTTTTCGGACGTGTTCTAACAGAATTTCTCCACCTGCAATTGTTGATGGAGGTAGAATACTAACTTCGAACAAGTTTTGGTAAAATGGTTCGTAGTATTTAGTAGCCGCTAAACTGTTTGTAAAATGTGGTAATCCTGGCATAATACTTTTTTATTTTTTTCTTTATTTAATTATATATCTTAGTTCTGTAAGGTTTCTTCTTAAGGAGATTGCTCTCCTTAAGAATTTACCTAATTTTCAAATTTTAGAAATTACCTGATGATATTGATCCGGTTTTAAGAATAGTTACTCGGTTAACCAAGATACCCATTCCTCTTACTGGTTCAACGTAAGTATCAAGTATTCCTATATTGTTATCTATAACTTCTGCAGTATTATTCGTGGTATCCATTATGTTTTGGAAATCATAGAATCCTCCATCGTTAAGAATTTGTGAGCAGAAATTATCAGCCAACGTTTTAATTTCTAATCTGTTTTGTGCTGTATTAAACTCCCATCTGTAATTTCTTAAGATTTCAGCGATTCCGTCCTCTAAGTAAATTAACAACTCTCTCACATGTATTTGTGATAAAGCAGATAGTACAGTTTGTTGAGCAGTTTGATTTGCATTAATAACTAAACCAAATCCTCGTTTGTTTATTATTGCATTAAGACCAAATGGTTCGATATTATCGAGATCTAATCTATCGTATTCATATTCAACTCCTGCAACTCCTATTCCGCTAACCACACCTCTCCTAGGTCCTGCAACGATTGACCATGGTAACGCTAAGCTGTACTTGTCAATGTATAAGTTAGATATGTGTGCAGCAGGTGGAACAGATTTTGTAGCTCCATTTTCTATTACTTTAAGATTTGGAGTATAGAATCCACCGTAATTAGCTCCATCAGCAATTCCTGGTAATGAATAAACATTGTTAGGGTTAAGAGCGAGATTTCCACCAGTTGCAACGTATCGAGGATCAAATGTACTTGTTGAAGTGAATTTGAATAATGGATCTGTTGAATTCTTGAACTCCTTCACTGAAGGTGCGTTAAGTATTGCAAATGCATTTTTTCGATTTTTACAAATTTTAGTTAATCGTGCTTTAGATGATGGTTCAATTCCGTGATTAAATGTATCAACAATATATCTAAAAGTAATAGCGTCTCTATCTGCTAAAGTTTGAGCTATATTAGTATTATACATTACATCGAGAATTTTATTCATTCGAATGTTAGTATTATTCGGTTTTGATGTAAGAGGAATAGTATATCCATTTAATGCAGTTGGTCGATAATTATCAACGAATGCAGATAGTGGTTTGTATCTCTCTACTGAAACCGCTACACTTGTTGGATTACCAGCAGTAGGATTCGTCCAAATTGCATCTTCGGTTTCAACAACCATATAATGTAAAGTTGCACTCCCGGCGGTATTATCAATATAAGCAGATTTTATTCTAGTTAAACGTGTAGTTCCTGTTCTAGTATCTGTTTTAGTATTGTAAACTCCTGAGTTTGCAGTTGTTTCGAATGCTCTAACCATGTATTGGCCTTTTTCAATTTTTCCAATGTATGCAGAAGCACCACTTGCAACTCCAGTTCCTAGAATTACTTTATTGATTTGAATCAACGCAGTTGTAGCTACTGGGAATACCTCATTAAGATTTCCTTCAAGTGAGCTAATGTAAACAGATTCTGTATAAGTAGCACCTGTTGCTCCGGCTTGTGGTATCGCAATCCATTGTGTAACGAATCCTTTATCAGCAGGAAGTATTCCAGTTTCTGTAACTAGTGCATCTGTTGTATAAGCAGTTACTCTAGCATTTTTAGATGTATGAGAACATACTGCCGCTGTTTGAACCGCACTTGGACCGGCAGTTGAAATTGCAACTCCAGCTCCTAGAATAGAATATGTAGTTCCTAAATCATTTGTTACTACCACATCTACTTTAGCAGGAACAATAGCACCTGAAGCACCGGTTGTTCCTTGTATTTTATCTCCAGTAGTTATAATACCTCCTAGAGCATCAAGACCAAGTTCTGATTGAGGTCCACCAAATAGTCTAGAATGAGTAGCACCAGTTCCAACCGGGTTTTTAGTATAGTTAAGAGATGGTATAACCTCTAATTGTCTAAGAACTCCAGCAGTATTACTTGTTAAACCAGCCTCATAACCCATTGTCAATACTGTACCTTGAGCAGTAACTGTTCCTGTTACCATATTAACACTAATTCCTTGAGAATCAGTTACGGTTCCTGTTTGAGCAGTTGTTTGTATTGTTGTATTGATAGCTCTTCCTGTTGCATCTTTTGCAATAGTTGGAGTAGCAGCAACTCTTGATAAAGTAAAGTTAGGTCCACTAGCACCAAGTGCTGTAGCAGAACCACCAGTTGTACCAACCGTACAATAAGATTGATCTTTAATTACTAATGAGTTAAACGCTTCATATTGCGCTTGACCTACCGCTGTTGTTGCCCAATGTGAAGTATTTGTTGAACCGATAACCTCTGGGTCATATGGTCCAAATACTTTAGCAATATCGTAAGCTCCAGCAAAAGCACCTGTAGTTAATGCAGAAGTCTGTGAAAACAGTACCGCAGGTGAAGCTCCCGCACAGTTTATAATATAAGGGTTTACGGATGTTGGTCCAGGAGCAGCATTAAAGTCTTTTTGTAAAAACGCTTGGAATTCATTTATTGTTCCAAAGTATGATAAAAAGTTTAATGTAGATATTCCATTTACGTTACCTTCAAGTCCGTGTCCAACAAGATCAATTTGTAGTCCATCAACAATTTTGTTAAGAACTGGATTTTCGTAGTACCAATCTTTATTTATCGCACATACAAGACCTGTATAAGAAGTTTCATTATTTATGATATCTTCTATAAATAAGTTAGTTCCGTCTTTATCTTGGAATTCTGGTATTAAAGATCCAGTGTATTCGGAAAGAACTGTAACTTCAGGAAGTTGTAATAATTTTACAAGACCATCAGCGCTATTTCCAAATGTATCGGTTACTTTCGCCTTAAGTCCTTTATCTGTAAAGTAATCTCCATAAATAGGATCGATTGCTAATGCAGAATAATTACTAAAGTCTCCTTCAAGAACGATACACTTAACTAAAAAGTCAGATATTAAACTTGATTTGTCTAAGAATGGAGGAACGTTTCCACTCCCGTACCATGCTTCGGCAGTTTCATCAAAACCGGTAACATCCGATTTGATAATGAAGACTGATATATTTTTCTTTCCTGAATTTGCAAGATTGATGATTGTTGAGTTTAGTGGATCGGCAGCGTTGATAGCAGAAATTACTGCTTCATCGTCTACAAACCAGAATTTATCTTGGTTAAAGAAATTCGTCACAGCTGAACTGTATTCGGCATGATTATGCATGTCGGATTGTGCACTTAGTGCTCTAAATTCTGCAGTCATTGCGTCGTCAGAAACCAGTAGATTCAATGCTAGTATCGGTCCTCGGTCCAAAGCGGTTAAACAAGATCTGTGAAAGTAAGATCCTTTTAACTCTAAGCCATTATCAATTCCACCATAAACGTTTGTAAAGAATGTCGCATCTGGACAAAAGATTGGGGTATTGAATGGTCCTTTGTTAGAATAACCAATTACTAGTCTAATTGTTTCAGCTGGAATGTTGATAAGTTGACTCTTATCAAACTCTAGTCGGTAAACGCCACTTGACTTGAATTGTTGTATATTCGCGGGTAAAGCCATTTTATATAGATTTTTTTTATTTTTAATATATATCTTCTTCTAACAACTAAATTATCTCTAGTCTACGATATCGTAGATGTTAAATGAATCACCAGATAGATTTCCACTAATTTCAAGAGTTTCTTCTATCTTTACTTTATATATTCTATCTATGTAGTCGAAAAGTTCTTCAATGGTTTCAGAATAATCTACCGTATCAAAAAAACTAGTTGCATTAACTACGGTCATCATTAAATCATCGTTTCCGGTTTGTGCGGAATAGGTTCCGTTTTCATTTCGGGAAAACATAGAAGCTTCTGTAATAGTTTCTTTATCCTTTAATATAACTCTACTAGCTCTTATATAGTTTTTAACTTTCGTTGTTAAAATTCGTTTATTGTCTTTGTTTATCTTTATTCCTGGTTTTTTGATTTTACTACCTACTCGATGTGTATATCTTACTATCTGCTCTTCGTCAAAATCGTTTCTTGTAGGATATAAGGATATAAGATTGTTAATTACTTCCTGACCAAAAGCATTATATTCAATTACCAGTCTTAAATTTTCTTGATTAAATATGTTTACACACAGTTCATAAAGAATCATACTAAAGTCTTTTAGAGAATGTAGATTAGTTCTCAATACTCCAATTTGCTCTAGTTTGAAAAAGTCGGTTATATCACTAGGAGATACTAATTCTCTATGATGTTTAAGATCCATAGGTAAAACTTGGAATATATTGATAACTGAATAATCTTTTCCAACACCCTCTGCTAAATCTATTGAAAATAAGTAAAATTCTTGAGCTCCATCTAACATATCAACGTCAACATCCGGATCCCATCTTAAACAAGAATAATCAATACCTAAATCATCTAGATCATCAAATTCTCTAAATACAAATTCCTTTTCTGTATTTTTAATTTTTTTCATTTCAATTGAACTTAATAATAAAGAAGAAGCCGATAGGAATTGATTACCATATTGCTGGTTAAATGCTTCAATAGATCCTAGGTTTGCAATTTCCTGTTGTTTCCATTCCTCATCCCTTCCTGGTACTTGCCACCAATCTACTCGGAATGGTGCGTATTCGTTTATTTTATCAACTGCTCCTTGATAGATTTCGTGAAACTTATTATATCCATTAGGAGTAGAAGTTATGATAACTCTGGATATCTTAGACGATGATAACGTTGGATAAACGTTCTCATAAAAAGGATTGATGATACTTGGCATAATATGAGCAAACTCATCTAAGTATAATAAATGAATAGTAAATGATATACCACCGGTTTTAGTTGTATTCTGTCCGATAACTCTACATCCATTATCAAATCTCATTTCCATAACATCTTTTTTCAAAACACCAGGTTTCAAAAAGAAAGGAAGATTCTCATAAATATGTTTAGTCTTCATAAGGATCTCTTTTGTTGTAGCTCCTTTATTCGACATTATCATTGCATTTTTGTCAAAATTAAACAATGAATACCATGCAATAAAAATACCTGAACATATTGTTTTACCGATTTGTCTTGCAGCTAAACAAACATTCCATCGGTTTTGTTGATATTGTCTAAGCATTTCTGCTTGATAATCTCTAACTGTTATCTTTCTAACACCTTCATCTGTCATTGCGTGACAATAGTTATTAGCAAAATATACAATATCTCTTGCACATTTTTTAATTTCTGCGATTTCTTCTTCAGAATAATCATAGACAGTATTACCCTTTCTATAATTTATATCTCCTTCGTAAAATGGTGCATGTGGAATTTGATAACCCTTTTCCATTGATTCAATAGCATGTTGAACCTTAGTTGAATCCCATACTATACGATTGTCATCATTATCGTTTGGGTCTTGAAATTTCTTTAATATATTACTCTCCATCTTTTTGTTCTTCGTTATCAAAGTCAACATCTTGAATTTCTTCTTGAATATCTTTCATAAAGTCTCGATTTCCTCTCGAAACTACTCCATCAATCTTTTTACTTTGTGATAATTCTTTGTTATCTCCATAAATATCAATATCATGTTTTAATTTTTTTGCGTTCTCTTCAGATGCCATAATATGTAAAGTTGTATGTTTGTTAATTTCTAACATAGTTTTTTGTAGTCCTCCAAGAACCTCAAACATTCTAGGAGATAATTCACCAGTTTCAATTGTTCTCATAAGAACTTCAATAGAATGTTGCATTTGTTGCATTTGATTAAGTAAAGTAGCTAATTGCATTTCCTCTACTCGTTGTTTCATTTGAACATATTCGTTCTCTTCAATTATTTTCTCGCTAAGATATAATTTCATTACTGTTGACATCATCTTCTTTGCGTTTTCTACTGCAGCAGTTTTAGTAGTATCATAACTAAAAGTTTCCATACTATGGAATGATGGTAAATCTCCTGTGTTAGCTATTGGCAAGTTAGTACCGTCATCTTGTAGTAGATCTTTTATAGATTCTCTAACTTCGTCTTTGTTATTTGGCATAGTTTAAGTTTTTATATTACCTCGAAGATCCTCTAGTCATCTTTAGTGGAGGTAATGCATTATCAATCATTTCAGCGTATTGATTATCTCTTACAGTATATCTATTCAACATTAATGGTTGGTTTTCTTCGTTAATCAATTCTTTAAGTATTCTTATGTTTGTCATTAACCCAGGGAATCCCTTTAGTTCATAATAATTACTTAATGCTAGTGTAGTTTTAGTAAATGTTTTAGTTTGGCCAAATCTTAATTTTAATTCGGTTGATTGTTGAGTATATGCAGGTTTAGTAGCATCCCATGACATTTCCCATATATTCAAATTCATTGTTCCATATTGATTAGATACGTTTAGTACACAAGCAAACCACTTTCTTTCAGTTTGTAAAGTATTTTGATTATATTGTTTTGCATCAACTAATAAATTAGGAAAACCATTATCTGGCCATGGTTCTAAATAAGTTTCGTTAAAAATATAGTTATCGTTATTAACTTTAACTTCAAATCCAGTAGTTATATACGCAGTTGAACCAGGCTTAGTATCCGGTCCATATTGTAAATTAAGTTGAATTCCTTTAGCTGATGGAGATGTTGCACCTACAGGACTTGGAACAAATCCATCAAAAAGAGTATCGTAACCCATTCCATAAGATGAACTACCTATTGGATATAAATTATAATTCAATCCTGGATCTAAGACTACTTCCGGATTTTCTATCGATGCAGTAAATTGTGTATTAACAAAAGTTTTTCTATTTGCTTGGAACCAAAATAAATATACTCTATCTTCATCCTCTGGTAAATTTACTTTTGTTTTATATCTTATACCAAGAGTATCATAATCTATTGTATTTAGATCATAAGCATATTTAGCAACGATAGTAAAGTAATTGTTAATGTCGTGTTTGTTTATTTGTAAGTTGGCATTAATTAAACTTCTAATAAAGTCCCAATCACCTATATTTAATGTTTCGTATTGTAATGGCTTAGTTATTTGAGTAAATTCTTTCTCATCCTCAGTCTTAAATAAATCATCGAAATTTTCAGTAAGACTATCAGTTAATGTTTGTGCTGTACTACCAGCAGTTCTCATCACGTTATCTTTATCTTGCCATTTCCATAATGCAACTTTATAGTATGTTCCATCTCGCATAAAGTCTTTGAATAAATATGCTGATTGAATTTCATATAATCTATTTTCTAAAGGAAAGTAAAGATAATCTCGTTCTTCCGGTCTTACACAATATCCGAATGCTTTTTCAAAATCTTCTTTAACTATCTGTACTTCAAAAGGAGATTCAAAATCCATATCAAACGGAGTATACATAATTGCATTATCAGGAAATGCGTTATCTGGTACTACAATTCTAACATTTTTTACATCAGTGACATTATATAATGAGTATTCCTTTAATATAAAGTCTTTTGATTTTTGATCTGCAGTTGTTTTGAAATAACATACTTGATGTCCGAACATTTCACTAACTGCTAGAGATAACGAGCGATTTAGATCTATAGCTGGTGCCATTAAATCATAAACTCTAAATAAGCCACCGTCGCAATCTACTTTAATACCTTTATAAAAATCTCCAGTTGGACACATTTTAGCAGGTGGAGCTTTATAATCTGATTCTGCTACTGTAGTATCTAATTTAAGTGTTACGTTTGTAACCGATAATGTATTTTGTCCGGTAGGTGCCTGTGGTTGAGATACTCGTATATACTTGAATTGTAAGTTTATATCAGAACCTTCTGCGAAAGACATATCTGGTAATGATTTGTCTCCTGTATTAGGATCAACTGCTAATTGTAACCAAGGAGACCAAGTTGCATCATCTAATGACCAACGTAAATTAGTCATGTAATAATCATTGGATGTTTGTACAGGAGAAGTAGTTTCTGTATATCCTGTAAATTCTTTAACTGCACCAAACTTTCCATCAAAGCTAATGATTAAAGAATCACCATCTTTATATGTAATGTTATTAGTAGTAAAGTTTATACTAACTGTGGCTGATTCAGTAACTGCCATATTCGTTTAGATTGTTTTGTTTTATTATATATTCAACAAAAATTAACAGCAATCGGCATCAGATGGAGGTTGTTCTTCTTCATGAGTTTCTGTAATTTCAGGAGTAACAGGAATTGGATCCTTAGGTGCAAAATTCTCAGATGCAGTAAAGCCTAATCCCGCCATAACGATCCATTGTAAAGATTCAAATAATTTTTCTGATACTTCAAATCCCCAGAATAAGTTAGCTATATACCCTACCATCATAAAGAATAGGCAAGTAAATGTACAGAATCTTTTGCTAGATACTTTTCCATTTTTGCTTAACATGTTGTGGATGAATCCGGTTTTCTTAGATATTGACATAATTAAAAGGTTATTTTTAACTATATATCACTCACGTATAATTAAATGAATTACTGAATTATCGTTTTCTAATTTAATATCGATGTAATTCATTAAGCCACCAATTACCGCAGCATGTTCTTTTACAAACTCTGAATCTGAACCTTCATGATAATGAATTTGGTTTATCAAATCTCTAGAAGAAATTTCTATAAAGGTAGTTGGATTGAATTTATTAAATTTCCAAAACTTCATATCAAAAAGTAATTTTCTAATATCCTTTAACTCTTTTGTAGATTCTACCAATTCAGGTAAGTTTATTCTTGCATGTAAAATTTTGTAATCAAAGTTTATTGACTTTCCTTGTTTTCTAGTATAGTTTTTCTCTGATGATAAGTTAAATTTAACAAAACGTAGATTAGAAAATGAATTAACTACGTTATGCAAAAAAAACGCAGATGTTATGTTTTCTGCTAATTTTTCAGTTGTTAAACTAGCTTGATGTAATATATCTTCTGAAAACTTATTTGCAAGAATTTCTTTTAGATCTTTAGTAGAAACAAAAAAATGAGAATCAGTAGATCCTACTCGATTAAGTCTTGCATTTTTTTTTATTTCTGATATGATTTTGTTATCTGACCAATTATGTTTATACATCGTCACTTCTACTACAAGTGGATATGTGAGATTAGTCTCTAACATAAGTGTCAAATTGTTTTCTTAGTTTATCAAAGTAATTTTGCATTACCTCTGGGTTTAGTTTGATGAGTTGATTGAAATCTCTCATAGAAATTTGATTCTTTTCTAAATAAAGACTAACCAATTCTTCTGAGTATTTATATTCTAAGGCTTGTTGCTTCTTAGTTTTCTTCGTTTTAGTATATATCCAACCAGGTACTCTTTTGAATTTAGATGTTATGAATTGCCATGTATCTAAAACACCAATACCGTTAATTCCATTCTTATTAAGAATTTGAGCTTGTTCTGGAAAGTTGATAGCCATAAATCGATTCATCATAAAATGATTTTTAGCTTTATCTGAATTTTTAATTTCTGAATACTTTTTAGGATTTGTAAACATCACCCTAACTAAATCGAATAATTGCATAGTTTTATTTATTATATGAACTATTACTTAGTAAGATTCTTCGCTGATCTTTCTTTACGAACTAATTTTTCGTTTAGATCGTTTTGTCTTTTTAATTGTTTAGCTAATTCTTGATTTGATTCGATTAGTCTAGGTAAATCACGTTCATAGTATTTTTTACCCATTATAGTTTTGTGAAATTCTGCGCTCATATTATTAAAATTTTATTCCGCCAAAGAATGAAGCCTCTTGCTTACCAGGAGTTGTGTTATCTTTATTCTTAACGATAGGTTTAGAAATGTTTTCTTTATTTATTTGATCTAGTGCGTGAATACTCTTAAAGTCTGAATTCTCTATAGATTTTAACATAACATTCATAATAGCAGATGGTATTGCTTTATTGTGCAAATACATTAGATTTCTATTAGCTTCATATTTTTCTAATAATTGAGGTAATGTTTTATCCATTATTTTAAGATGATCTTTAGTTATTCTACAAATAGATTCCATAGATTCTTTAGTAAAGAATGTTGTTTCGTCGATAGTTCCGTGTTTATCTTCATAGATGTCTAGTATTTTAGTTGCCTTGTTATTTGTTATATTATAGACTCTAGTTTTACCATCTTTATTTGTTTTTGTAAATTGATATAATGGTGAGACGTTATCACCTGTATCACCAGTAAGAATTTTCTTAAATACAAATTCTAATGTATTTGTTTCTCGTAATTCTATACCTCGTAAAACACCTTGCATTGCTAATTTTGTATTACTAGTTAGATCTAAAGGTTGATCGAAAATATCTATACTTTGAGTAGTAGTTTCTGATAACCAATTTTCGAAACCTAAAGGAGAATAAAGTGCCTTAGAAAATTTATTGTAATAAACGGTATTAGTTCCATTTGCATTATCACATACAAGTTGAATTAAATCGTTATCACCAGAAAAGATTAAGGAATTTCTATTTTGAAGATTAAGATACGCCGACCATGCAAAGATTAAATCATCGGCTTCCGCACCATCTACTCTAGAAATAGTACAACCAAGAGCTTTTAATGATGCCGCAAATTTATCATGTAAATCATAAATGTATTTCCAATTGATTGAATTATCTCGTTTACGATTACCTTTATATTGTTGAGATTCTGCAGTTTCTAAGGTATTAGATTGTGGATAAAAATCCTTTCGCCAAGATGATGAATCTATGCAATAAACGATACCATCTAAAATAGGTGAAAATCTTTTTACTTCATAAGCAAAGTCCATTGCTAATTTAGCACCTAATATATCGGTATCCATTTCCGGATCATCGATAAAGTTTAATGCACCCTTACTGCCTTTAATTTTTCCTGAGATAAAAAATGTTTTATGTAGGAAATAATTACCATCTACTATTAATGTATATTTGTTCATAACGTTATGGGGTTATTTTAATTTTATATGATGTTTTAATCAAAAAGTTTCTAACTTATAATCTTTTGAAGTTTGAATACCAGAGATAATAATGTTACCACTGGATCGATTGCAAATCTAGATTCGTATGAATGTTTATTAACTTCAAAACATATTTCACCTAAATTTTTAATTTTAGCTGGATATTCCGTTTGAATGTATTCTACAAAATCAGTACCTAATGCTTTAATAACATCATCTACTCGATGTCCATACGTTCCTACGATATATTGATAGTTCTTATGTGGTGTTGCTAATTCATTAAATATCATATCAAATAAATCTTTGTAAACTCCATGGAATGTTGTAACATCGGTTTTTGATATATTTGTTTTACCTTCTGCATAATATCCTTGAAGTACGTTTATAGTGTTTCTAAGATCTGGAAATTTACGCTTTACTAATTCTAATAATGCATCCTTTTCGATTTCCATTCCTTCCTTTTTACATATTTCGTATATTCTTCGTAAATACTTTTTTAGAATTTCAGTTTCCTCAACATCGCTAAAGTCAAAATTTATACATTCAAATCTAGATTGTATATTATCAGGAATCTTATTGAAATAATTACAGGTTGCAATGAATCTTGCACTCAAATGGAACTGTTCGATTGTTCCACGTAACGCCTTCATGTATTGGTCTGAGACACCATCAAACTCATCTAATATAACTACTTTTAATTTTCGTTCACCGTCAAGAAGTGATAGAGTAGAACAAAATTCGGATATCTTAGTTCTTACTACGTCAACACCTGTTTCTGATGAACAATTGATATACAAGAATGGATGACCTTTAGATAAGATCTTAGCAGAAGATGTTTTTCCACTACCAGGTCCACCATAGAAAAGTAAGTTTTGATAAACTCCTTTGTCTAATTTTTTGTAAATTCTTTCAGGAACGATTAGATCCTTTAATTCTTTTGGCCGATATTTTTCGGTCCATAATAATGTTTCTGTGTGACTCATAATTTTCGTTTGTTATCGAAATAAGTTATTAAGAATCCTACTGCTGCAGATACACATATTATGCACCATAGAATTCCACTTATTTGTATTATTGTTTGCATACTCTTTAATTATTATATGTTAAACTTTTTCAATTGTTTCAGCCCATTCAGGTATAGTAAATGCAGTGAATTCTTCGCCTTTGCAACATATTCTTGGGTTTCCTTTTTCGGTTTGGTTTGCAAATCCTTGCATTCTTATTGCTTGCATAAAGGAACTATTATTAAATCCAATAGGAATTGAAGGTCCGCTATGGACTGCATGTAGATTTCCGGTGTAGTGTCCTTTACTTTCACCACAATCACAAGATTTAGATTTTTGAGTTAGGTTAAAGATTGAATTGCAGTTTATGCACATAAGTAATTTCATTGTTTTAGGGTTTTAGGGATTTAGCTCCAAGAATAAAGTAATTCACATTTGTGATTGTAATTACCGTTCTCCATTTTTCTGTAAATATACATGATGTTTTTCCATCCGAACTCGATTTGAATTTCTTTATCGGTTCCGTTTAATTGGAATGATAATTGCTTAAACGTTTTTGTGTTTGCGTAAAACTCTAATGTAATGAATCCTAGTGCAAGTGCAAATCTCGAGCATTTTGTACCTCCACCGCATGTCATATTATCGGGATGGTAATTTA